TGGACCGTAAGAGATCTGGCTGTAAACAAAGAAATTGAAGTAGATCTTGAGACAGGAAAAATGAGTAGTCCTGGCCGTTTTATGGGGGGCTATTCCAAAGCTGCAAATAAAGAGCAAAGCGAAGAAACAGGCGGAGGCTACACTAGTACTGGCTTTTATATTTAAAACTAAAGCCCCAAAAATATGGGGCTTTTTTACTAAAAAATAAAAATTAAAAAATAATATATATAAACTAACTTTTGATATTTTAGCTGTATATATATTAAAGGAATAAATAATAACAAATAAATAAGGAGTAATGGTAATGGACCTATCCGTAATAAAATCAAGGTTATCACAATTACAACAAACAAATCAAAGAACTTCGAACTTATGGAAACCCTCTCCCGGGAAGACTCAAGTTCGTATTGTTCCTTATAAATTTAATAAGGACAATCCTTTTATCGAACTGTATTTCCATTATGATATGGGTGAAAAGAACTATCTTTCACCGATCTCATTTGGTAGACCAGATCCGATTGAAGAGTTCGCTACTAAGCTAAAAACTTCTGGTAATAAAGAAGACTACAAGCTTGGTAAGAAAATCGAAGCTAAGATGCGTACTTACGCTCCTGTCATCGTAAGAGGTGAAGAGAATGAAGGCGTTAAATTCTGGGGCTTCGGTAAAATGGTATATCAAGAATTGCTATCTGTAATCTCAGATCCAGACTACGGTGATATTACTGACCCTGTACAAGGTCGTGACATTGTTGTGGAATTTAAAACTTCTGAAGAGACAGGTCGTGCATTTCCAATGACTGCCATTAGGGTTAAACCTAATCAAACACCGTTAACAGAAAATGCTGACATAATGAAAGTTGTCAAAGACACACAGAAAAATATTACAGATATTTATTCTGAACTTGAATATGATGACTTACAAAAAGCGTTAGAGGCATGGCTAAGCCAAGAGTCTGATTCTGTTGATGATGAAAAGGTTACTGATCCTGCAACTACAACTTCTGGAAATAAGACAGAAGATGTATCTGCTGCATTTGACGATCTATTTAATTCATAAACTTAGGAGAATAGGATGAGCGAGAGACGTGATGTCCTTGCTAGCGAGCTAGCAGAGAGTCTAAACTCTAAGATCAAAGGGCAAAAAGTTGCCTTCTTCTTGGACGGTTCTGATGACACACCAACAGACATAAATGACTTTATATCTACAGGATCATCTTTACTGGACTTGGCAATATCTAACAGACCGAATGGTGGAATAGCAGTGGGAAGAATAACGGAGATTAATGGTCTTCAAGCTTCTGGAAAATCGCTGCTTGGTGCACATATTCTTGCCGAGACACAGAAAAAAGGTGGTATTGGAATCTATATTGATACAGAAACTTCAGTAAGCAAGGAGTTTTTGGATGCAATTGGTGCTGATACTAAGAATATCTTGTATCTTCATATGGAAACTGTTGAAGATATATTTCAAGGCATTGAAGACATTGTAACTAAAGTAAGAGAAACCAGCAAAGACAAGCATGTAACAATACTTGTTGATAGTCTTGCAGCTGCCTCTACTAAGGTTGAGATGTCGTCTGATTATGACAAAGATGGATGGGCTACCTCAAAAGCTATTATTATCTCTAAAGCTATGCGTAAGATCACACAAATGATTGGTAGGCATAAAATTAGTCTAGTATTTACAAACCAGTTACGACAAAAGATGGGTGTTATGTTTGGCGATCCGTATACCACAAGTGGTGGACTTGCGTTGCCTTTTCATGCATCAACACGTATCAGACTTCAAAATATGGGTATGATTAAAGATAAAGAAGGAAATGTAATTGGTCACAAATGCCGCGCTAAAATCGTAAAAAATCGAATAGGACCTCCTCTAAGGACATCTGATTATGAGATGTACTTTGATAGGGGTATAGATGACGAAGGCGGTTGGCTGGCTACGTTAAAAAGCTTAAAGCTTGCACAAACTGCTGGTGCGTGGTACACAATAGACTATGATGGCACACCAATCAAGTTCTTATCAAAAGACTTTAAAGATAAACTTGCAGAAAATGAAGGGCTTAAAGACTATCTATATGATAAAATTTGTGAAGCTAGCATTCTAACTTACGAAGACAAAAGAGGCATCGATGATGTCGAATTTACTGATGAAGTTGTGGATGGTGATCTTGCGTAAAAGATACAAAGAGCTACTTTCACAGATCGGGGAAAATAGAAGTAAAGACAACAGTATGAATGACCACGTTCTAATAATTGACGGACTAAATCAGTTTATTAGAACGTGGGCCGTATCACCTGCAACAAATTCTGACGGACAACATATCGGAGGAATAGTTGGATTTTTACAAACTATTGCACTATCAATTAGAACACTATCACCAACAAGAGTTATTATTGCTTTTGATGGAAAAGGTGGGTCTTCTCGCAGAAAGAAAATATATCCTGAGTACAAAGCAGGGAGAAAGCCGTTAAAAAGACCAAATAGAGTTGAAGGTTTGACAGACGAGAATGAATCTGAAAACATGCGCAGACAGTTTAAGCGTTTAATTGAATACTTAAACTGTCTGCCGGTTACAGTAATTTCAATGGAAAATATAGAAGCAGATGATACAATCGCATATATTTCAAAACAGGTGTTGAAAGACTCTAAAATAACAATAATGTCAACAGATAAAGATTTTTATCAGATAATAAATGATAGAATCTCTATTTGGTCACCAACAAAAAAAGTTCTTTATGACAGAAAACGCTTAGAAGATGAGTTTAGTATACTCTCTGAAAATTTTGTATATTACAGAATTGTTGATGGAGATAAATCTGACAATATTCCAGGTGTAAGGGGAGTCGGATTAAAAACAATGTTAAAAAAATTCCCATTTTTGGTAGATAAAGAAATAGTTAATATAGATGAATTCTTAAATGTTACAAACTTATTCGAACACAAAGACTTATTAGAGAGAAATTTTAGATTGATGCAACTTCACAATGTTGATATACCAGGAAATTCTAAATTATCAATCGTAGATCAAGTCAGAGGTGGATCAAAAAGACTAGTAAAATATAAAATTCATAAAATGTTTTTAGAAGACACAATTGATCATGCAATTAGAAATCCTGATGTTTGGTTGCAAGACAGTTTTAATAAATTAGACTTAATATTACAAAATGCCTCCAATAAATGATTCACTAACAAAATACGGATCAGTATTTCAAACAAAGATAATAACTTGTTTGTTAGCCGACCAACAGTTTGCTGTAACAGTGTATGATATGATACAGCCAGAATTACTAGACACAGAAGCAAAGCAGTGGTTAGTAAAGCAAATAAAAGACTATTATTATGAGTACAAACTCACGCCAACTCTAGCAGCACTAAAAATAAAAATAAATGAAGTAAATACAGAATTATTACGTGATTCTATTGTTGATGAACTAAGAGAAGTTACAAAAAATTTAGAAGCTCCTGACTTGGAATTTACAAAAAATGAAACAATACAATTTTGTAAAAATCAGATGCTAAAATCAGCAATTGTAAAATCAGTTGATTTATTGCAAACAGGACAATATGATGAAATAAAACGTGTTGTTGATAATGCAATGCGTGCTGGCACACACAGAGATATTGGATTAGAATATGTAAAGAATTTTGATCAGATATTAGAAGACATAAACAGAAATACTGTACCAACTAGCTGGGATGCAATTGATTTTATAATGGATGGCGGACTTGCAGGTGGTGAATTAGGTGTTGTTGTTGCACCGTCTGGTATTGGTAAGAGTTGGTTTTTACAAGCTTTAGGTGTAAATGCACTAAGGGCAGGAAAGAACGTTGTGCATTACACTCTTGAATTAAATGAAGCTTATGTAGGTTTAAGATATGCAACTATCTTTTCTGAAGTACCTGTTGCTAATATCAAAGACAATAAAGATGAAGTAAAATCAGTTATAGAAAAACAGTGTAATGGTGAGCTACTTATAAAATACTTTCCAACAAGATCAGCAACAGTACAGACAATACACACACATTTAAAAACAATAGAATTAATGGGTCATAGTCCTGATTTAATATTAGTAGACTATGCAGATTTACTTAGAGATGTAGGATCGCAAGATCAAGCAGTCAGACATGCTTTAGGAAATATTTACGAAGACTTACGAGGCCTTAGTGGTGAATTTCAAATACCAGTATGGACTGCATCCCAATCAAATAGGTCCTCATTAGAAGATGAAGTAATTGGTGCAGAAAAGATAGCAGAATCTTATGCAAAAATAATGACAGCTGACTTTGTAATGTCATTATCTAGAAAGATAGAAGATAAGATAGCAAATACAGGTCGTGTTCATGTTATAAAAAATAGATTTGGACCAGATGGAATGACATATCCGACAACAATGAATACATCAATTGGAAAGATAGATGTTTATGATTCTGCATCATCAAATGGAAAAGTAGAACAAAAAAAGCAAGATAATGGTAATGAGTATACAAGAAAATTATTGGCACAAAAATATGAAAATTTTAAACCAACAAATGTCGATAACAAAGAAGAAAATTGGAAAAAATTTGAAACAAATTAAGTATATCCCATTAATTATTCCTGCAGAATAGATAAAGATTAATAAGGAGATGTTATAATGCAACAAAAATTCAAGTTATCACAAGCCTTCATAGCAAAATATAAACGTAAAAAACCTCCGTTTGGTTTTAACGGATTAGGCGAATTAGTTTATATGAGAACATATTCTCGTTTAAAAGAAAATGGAAAAAATGAAAAGTGGTGGGAAACAGTTCAAAGAGTCGTAGAAGGTGCATACACAATGCAGATGAAC